ATGTGTATAAGAGACAGGTATATGACTCCCTATTTTCTTGTCCCCGGCATTTCTTGTATTTTGGAATGGGGATGGAACCATTTTAAGCCTGAATGTTTGCTTGATTTGAACGATGTTAAACGGTTGAGAGAGTATCGCAAAAATCCATATCCTCTTTATACTGAACATATTATGCCATCAAAAGGCAATTATGATGTGTTGATTGGCATTATTACTAATTTTGAGTGGACTGTAGAAGGAAATAAATTTAAGTGCAAAACGGAAGTTACAAGTCCAGATCGTATTTATGCAGGATTGACTGTAAATTCAAGTGTTGTAGTTAACTCAAAAGAATCTGAAGAACCCCAAAGACCATTTGGAAATTTTACCAAGTTTGTTGATGAAGTTCTTCCATGTTTTAAGTCTGTCGGGTCGACCAAGTCTCCAGAAACAATCCCAGAACTTAATGGAATAATAGGTTATCTTAAACAACATCATCCTGATACGTGGGAAGAGTATGCATATGGAGTATTTTATGGGAGAGACCCAAAAGATATAAAAATAGACGACAAAATCGTAGGATACGACAATAAAGATAAAGATTTTGATCGTAAAGAACCACTTAAAAGTTTGTGGATCAATCTTGGATTGGCAATGGAATGTATTAACTTCCATGTTGAACCCATGAAATCGTATGGTGAAACGGAAATGTTTCGAATAGATGTTGATGACACCGTCATTACTGCCCATCCCAACTTGATTTCAACAGACGGAACGACATTGCTTATTCCGAATGCAGAAGCTCCAAAGTTTTTTAATGGTAGATATGGAGTTACGAAGGTTGACAAACAAGGAGTGATTGTCACCGTAGATAATGCTTCTGATTATGATATATTGAATAATGCATCTATTATAAATCCAATGATGAATAGGGCGGATGCTATTAAGAAAAAAACGCTTGCGGATTATAAACTTCGTGTAATTTGCAAACCAATGGGAGGAAAGATTTATCGTGATGATTTGGACGAAATTATAAACAAAATTCGATATGATTATACGGAGACATTCAAAAAGACCTATGCATTTCCATTCTTTTCAGATAAAGATGTAATTAAAGGATCAAAGCCATATCCAAGACGTTATAGTGGTTATCTTAAAAATCTATATGTTAATGTAGATTTTTTGAAGCGACTGGTTGCTGACGATAGTGTTAAGACTTACACTCAATTGATTGAGAAACTTTTGACTGGAATCAGTGATGCGGCGGCAGGGTTCTGGGATTTGCGTCTGGTGTCGGCAACTGGAGCAGACACTACGACAGATGTTCCAGCAACGATGAAAATTTCAGACTATAAGTTTTGTGCGACGATCAACAGAGGCACTCCGTTTACATTTGACTATTTTGATGCTGACAGTTTACTTTTAGGAATAGGATTCAAACCTACTCTTAGTAATGCTCAAGCAATTCGTACTATTTATGCTCAGACCAATCAACCTGATAAAAAGGTCACGCTTATAAATGGTACCAATGAGTTGTTGGACTATATGTTCAAAGATCGTTTGAGTCTTGGTGAGGATAATGGTAAACAGGCTAAGACTCCCAGTAAAACCGGCGATCAGTTTGGCGATTTGATGCGTAATCTTCAAAACCTTTCGCCATGTGTCGATTCGTTGCAAATGACAATGAAAGATAGTAGGGGAAAAGTACTTATTCGTCGTTTGGTTTTGCCCTCACTTGATATTTTGAATATACTTTTGGATGATGGTGATGAAGAACAAAATCCAAGGTACACTGGAATTATGCCAGGTATTCAGGCCACTTTTACCATCCAAGGAATAGGTGGATTGAGAACGTTTATGATGTTTTTAGTACGCAATTTGCCAGAACCATATTCACATGAAAATGTTGTATTTCGAATCGTAGATGTGCAAGAATCAATTGAGTCTGGAAAATGGACAACTACGATTACTGCTGGTGTTATTCCTTTGCGTGAACATATCAAAGTTCGTCTTGGGTTTACTACACTTCAAAAATAGTTGACTTCTGGTGTAAAACTGATATAATCGTCGGTTGATGATAGAGACAAGTGCCGATTGTAATCGTTTTCAATTAGAAAATCTCGATGGAGATTGGATTGTACACATCATTCCGGTTGAAGATGGAGTGCATCCTGTTGATAACTATCCTTGTATTCTTTTCATCCGAAATATTTCCACAGGAAAGACTTACTGCTATTCTTTCAGTCATCCCGACTCGGTTTCACAAGTGACTCACGCATGGTTTGTACAAGAGTTTTTGTTGAATGCCAAAAATCGAATGTGGGCATTTGACAAAAAGGCATTTACTCAGTTACTCCATCTGCCAGAAATAATGGATGCGAACCTTTGCGGGTTTCTTACTCACAACGATGTAGAAGAGTTGAGTGAGTTTGAAACGGTGGCACACAACCTTGTGCGAAGAAATAGCAATGGAATTGGGCAGGTCAACAAAGCGGTTCCGTTAATGAAACATCTGGAAGCGTTTGATGATATGTGTGATGATCTTACAAAGCTAATTCGTAAATTTAAGGTGGACGATGCGTATCATAGTTTCAATCAGATTATCGGGACGCTTGGTGAAGTTGAGGCTAATGGCATTTATGTAGATTCGGCATTGTTTGAGAAACATTTTGGTGTTAAACCAAATGTCAAGGGAATAGTGTTTAGTCAGTACAATGTTTACACGTCCACGGGTCGTCCCAGCAATCGGTATGGTGGAATAAACTATGCTGCATTGAATCATACTGATGGTTCTCGGTCTTGTTTTACTTCTCGCTATGGTAAAGATGGTAAAATCATTGTAATTGACTATACGGCATTTCATCCTCGTATAATTTGTCGGTTGACTGGGTATGATTTGTCTATTGACACGGACATCTACGAGTATCTGGCCAAGCTTTATTTCCAAAAGAAAAATGTTGATGAAACTGATATTCAGAATGCTAAGCAATTAACTTTCCGGCAGCTTTATGGCGGGGTTGAAGATAAGTATGCTCATATTAAGTACTTGGCAAACCTAAAGATTTACATTGATCAGCAGTGGGATTTCTTTCAGAAAAACGGTTTCATTGAAACTCCGGTGTTTAAGCGTAAGATTACCGACCAACACATTCAAGATCCAAATCCAAACAAGGTGTTCAACTATATCCTCCAAGCCGTTGAGGGTGAGACCGCCATTCCCCAGCTTCAGTTGGTGTTACAGTATTTATGGGGCAAGAAAACGAAGGCGGTGCTTTATACCTATGATGCGGTAATCTATGATTTTCACAAGGAGGATGGGTTCCAGACTCTTAATCATATTCGTCAGATAATGAGTTGTGATGGTGCGTTTCCGATGAAGACTTACATTGGAGATTCTTACCACGATGTCAAGCTCATAAGCATCTAAAATAACCGTGTTTTGAACTTCCCTTCCATATTTATAAGGAAAGAGAAGTATGTCTAACATAGTTGATAGAGTATTTGCTGAAGTATGCCTTGACGAAAGAGTTTCGGGCGGCATTTTTAAGATGGAAGAAGAAGCACATATGGATGCTCTTCGTGACTATTTTGTTAAGAAGGGTATTACCAAGGAAGATGCAACTAGTCTTACCAATAGAATGGTGGAAAGTTTGAATTATCCTGAGCGACAGGCGTACCGTAAGGAAGATGGGATAAAAGTAACATGGCCATCTGCTAAACATATGGCAAATGCCATGAAGGAAAATCCAGGTAAATATGTTGGTGAAGAAGAAGCTAAACGTTTGGGGTTTGTGAAGGATAAAGTAAAACCTCGCCCAGAACCAGACCGAGAACCAGAAAAGAAACCAGTTCCCTCACCTGAAAAAGAAATCCCAGATGAAAATCCAGATGATGAAAAATCATTGCCAAGATCGTCGGCAGGTAACAATCTTTTTGGTGGGGATAAAGTAGATCAAGGTGGAAAGGAGTTGGCCATAGAACCTCCCCGTGGTGCTGAAAAGCCAGAACCTATTGCCCCCGAACCAACTGTTGCTCCACCAGTTCCACGTACTCCAGAACGAGTTGCCGCAGAAAAAGAAGTGGTCAAACAAATATTTGGGACTAGTAATAATTCTCTTTCAAATATAGAACCTCCATTAAATGAATATGGAAACCCAGAAGTTGAAAATAAAATCAAAATAATGCGTTCTACTCTGGTCAGTTTGATTGATAGTTTGACATTCGAGCAATTGTCAGAAGCATATAGCTTGTTAGTAACGAAGTATATGAAACCATAAGTTTGGTAAAATTTGTTTCAATCTTTATGCAACCTCAAGACAATCGCCAGTTGTTGTGTACCTTTTCAAATGATGTTGCATTCGCCCGCATAGCCGAGGAAATCCGAAAGTTTTATGAAGTGTACAGCAATCGGATATTTGCATTTTCTAACATCAAAGTTCCTAAAGAAATCTATCTGACCTATAACGTCCTGAACATGAAGAAGGATGCCCCCAAGTTTTCCAACACCATTCTTATTCATCGTAAGAAGCAAACCAATACACTCTATACTTTGAATGCCATGAATCGGTTGATTGAAGAAGAAAATGGTTGTGTGGATAATACTTACATCGTCAACTGGGCACTTTATTCAAATTCCCTTATAATAACGGGTGACGTTTCTATTCGTATTATTCCCCTGAAAATATTCTCAGTTTTGGACTGACTTATAATAACTTTTTTCCATTAAAATAAGTTGTCTATTTGTTTTTTGTATGTTAGGATGCTATTTATCAGGGTAACAAAGTTGAGACTTGATCTGTTGATTAACGATTGACTTGATTACCTAGTTAACCAATTAAACTGATTAAACAATATGTCAAATATACAAAAGCTCGCAGATCGCCTCCGTGAAATCGAAGCAGGCGAAAAAGTTTCCGAATTCGCAAAACTACTTTGGAAACCAAAAGAAGGAACCCAACGAGTCCGTATCGTTCCTTACATGTTCAACCCCGAAAGCCCATTCATAGAACTTAAGTTCTATTACAAGCTTGCTGGTGGAACATACTTGGCTCCTTGCACATTCGGAAAACCCGACCCCATCCAAGAACTTGTCGAAACTCTCCGTGCCAGTGGCAGTAACGAAGAGAAGGAAATCGCCGCAAAGCTGAATCCAACTCCTCGTACCTATGCTCCTGTCATTGTCCGTGGTGAAGAGGAGTTGGGTGTAAGGTTCTGGGGATTCGGCATTACCGTTTACAAGCAACTCTTGAAACTGATGACGAATTCTGAATGGGGTGATATTACTTCTTGGACGGAAGGCAACGATCTTGAAGTTGAATTCCACAAGGAAAGTAAGAAGAAGGGCAAGGATGGTAAATCCTTCCCAGAAACCAACATTACGCCAAGTCCAAGGAAGACACCCGTGGTTGATCCAACCCGCCGTGATCTCATGGAAAAGGTGAAGGCACAGACGGATATTCTCAAGGTATTCCCACTTAAGTCCTATGATGAACTTAAGGAAGTAGTCGATAAGTACCTTAATCCTGAGTCTGCTGAACAGAGCGATGTCCAAGAGCCATCGGAGTCCGATGTATCTGCTAATCCGCCCCCAACAACCGCTGCAACTGCCGCTCCGGCAGCCGCAACGCTTCCCACAACTCCCGCTACCGCCGCAAGTGTAGGTGAAGTAACGGCGAATGAGTTTGAGAAGTTCTTTCAAACTCAAACGACTCCCGCCGCTTAATCGGTTGGGATAGTTAAAATAACTTGAGGGGGATGGCCTTTTGTGCTATCCTCCTCTTGTACTTAAAGGAATATGACTATGGCAACTTCTACGAAAAAAAGTAAACACATTGATAGTGATGCAAATATCGAGCGGGATGATTTAGCATTGCTTCTTCAAAAAGAACTTAACAAATCCAACAAGGACGGAAGCAAAGTTTCCTATTTTTTGGATGAAGATGATAACCCGGCTCAAGTAAATGAGTGGGTATCAACTGGCTCAACTCTTTTGGATTTGGCCGTGTCTAATCGTGCCCACGGTGGATTGCCAGTCGGGCGCATGGTTGAGCTAAGTGGCCTAGAAGGCACGGGTAAATCTCTTATTTGTGCCCAACTTATCGCAGAAACCCAACGTCGTGGAGGACTGTCGGTATTTTTTGATTCAGAGTTTTCAGTAGATAGAAATTTTTGGGTAGCGTTGGGTGTTAATCTCAAAAATGTGAACTATGTTCCATTTACAACACTTGAAGATTTCTTCAATAAGTTTGAGCTTTGTATTGGTACTTTCCGTAAAGCAAACAAAGATCGGCTGTTGACTATTTTTGTGGATTCGGTGACTCAAGCTTCGGTTGAAAAAGAAATGGAAGCTGAGCACGGTATCACTGGATACAACACTGGACGAGCTATCGTTATTAGTACTGCTATGCGTAAGTGTACTGGACTTATTGCTCGCCAACGCATTCTTCCAGTATTCACCAACCAAGTGCGTTACAACATGAACGCTGGGCCATTCGGCGACAAGTGGATTGTTCCTGGAGGAAAGGCATTGCCTTTTGCTTGTTCCGTTCGTATTCGTCTTGCCAACCTTGGTAAACTCAAAAAAGGCGAAGAAGTCATTGGTATGAAGGCACAGGCCCAAGTTATCAAAAATCGCTGCGGCCCAAATTATAAGACTGCTGCGTTTGAGATTCATTATGATTCGGGAATCCAAGACCTTTCCAGTTGGCTCGTCTTTATGAAGGAGCATGGTATTATTACTGGCGATGGTCGTGGATACGAATACAAACGTCCTGATGGAGAAAAAGTTGAATTCAACACTGTCAAGTTTGTGGAATTGATGAATACGGACTCTGTCTTGAAAGAAGAAGTCTATCAAGCTATCTGCAACAAGTACATTATGCAGTATCGTGATCCAAACTCGAAAATCGTTGAGGACGTTGTAGAAACGGGCGACGAAAATGATGACATCACGAAAAATGCTGTTAAAGACGAATAATGAACCTGACCCCAGAAGAACGAGCCAAGCTTGCTACGATCCTTAAAAATCGTGGCAAGCAAATTCAAGAAATTCATCAGAATTGGAGACGTACTACCAATTCCGATGTTCTTCTGGTAGATGGCACGAATACTTTTATTCGTTGCTGGTCAGCCAATCCTTCAATGGACGATAATGGCAATCATACTGGAGGCGTTGTAGGGTTTTTGAAGTCGGTGGGGTATGCTATCAAACTTCTTGCTCCTACTCGGTGTGTGGTTGTATTTGATGGCATTGGTGGGTCATTCAAGCGTAGGCAGTTATTCCCTGAGTACAAGGAGAAACGTAAGGGTAGGATACGGCTCAATCGAACCTATGAAGATATGGGGGAGGTTACTTCGGAGGAAGAAAGCTGCCGTCAACAGTACATACGATTACTTCATTATCTTCAGGTGCTTCCAGTCAATCTCCTGTCCATAGATCACGTTGAGGCGGATGATGTTATTGCCTTTCTGGCAACGGAATACTTTCGGGCATCCCACAAAGTATTCATTATGTCGTCAGACAAGGATTTCCTTCAACTTTGTACTGGCAATGTCAATGTGTACTCTCCCACCAAAAAACATATCTATGGAGCCGCCGAAGTGTTGTCAGAGTATCAAATCCATCCTAACAACTTTGTATTGTACCGAGCGATGGATGGTGATGACTCGGATAATGTCAATGGTATTGAAGGAGCAGGCCCAAAGACTATTGTAAAACATTTTCCGTGGCTGAATGAGGAAGTGGCGCATAAGGTAGATGACGTTGTTTCTCACGCTGTCAATCTGAGAAACAAATACAAGGTCTGTGAAAACATTGCTGACGGTCGTATCATTATTGAAAGAAATATGGCCTTGATGCAGCTTAGAGACACTGCTTTGACGACTACAGCACAACTTCATTGTATGGATTGCTTGGAAACTGCAAAAATACCCAAACTGGATCGGGGAGCATTTTTCAAGTTGGTGAGAGAAGATTTGTTGATGAATAATCTTCCAGATCATGTGTCGTGGGTCAATGAAGTGTTTGGTCCAATGGATAGTGTAACGAGAACCGAATAGGAAATTGTAATGAATTCTAAACTTCGCAGAATGAAAAATAAACGAAAACGGCATTACGAAAAGAAAAGGTGGAAAAAAGAAATAGATGAAGTATGAATAAGGTACTGATTGATTATTACGAGGCACGAAAAGTGCATGATAAAGCTCTTGGGGATTTAGAGAGGCAGACAGAAAGAATAGTTAATCTTCTCAAGAAGATTTTTAAGTGCCCCAAAGATACGTGGTGGTCGTTCAAGTACTATGAATCTGGCGATGATGATCCACCGTTGCCAGATGAAATAGATAAAGATGCCAAGTATGGAGATTCATTTCCCATTCATATCAGTGCAGAATGTGCCGCTGGAGAATGGGAATATAGTGGAGCCATTCCAGTTAGATTTTTTGATATGACGGATGAAGAAATAACGTTTCGCATTAAAAATGAGATTCGGGAAGATGAGCTTGAAGAAATAAAACAAAAAGAAGCCGAGAGAAAGAGACGAGAAACGAGAAATATCAGGAAAAATGCTCTAAAAGTCTCGGCGGCGAAAAAACTTACCAAAGAAGAGCGAAAAGCATTGGGTATATGAAAAGAGGGTTTATAACATCGTGGGAAACCAAACTTGAGAAGACGCCACATTTAGGGGATAAACTCAGTTTACCCACTTTAACGGGTATGGCTACCTTTACTGTAACCGAGTTGGAAGGTGACATGGGTGTAGTAGAATGTGGTGATTGTGTTGGGCGAATCAAGAAAAACGAAGATGACGAATGGATTCATCCACATGGACTTATTGATAAGCATGTACTAGCGATGGGAGTAATAGTGTCTAATGATGCTCCACTTCCTTCTTCTATGAATCCCAACATTGGAACTTCAAAGGTTTACAAATGAAAAAATATATGCTATTAAGATTTGGTCGTTGTTATCTCAATCGTGAGGGGGATTTTGTGATTGCATTGCTACGTGGTGACAAATCTCATGGATATGAGTTTGCTGCCAGTCATGCTCATTCGTCTGTGTGGCTTGGACGAATTTACATTCGGTCCCGTGTTGTGCTTGATGATGGTAACTGGATAGAAGTTGATCCGTCTGTTTTTAATGCTGCGTCCGCATTGCACATTCACGGAAATGTTTTGAGGCTCCCCGACAGATATACTGGCAAGGAGCCTCTGGCAGTCTCCAAGAAGTATTAGCCCCGCCAATTCTTGGGTGGTTTTGCGTATTTGCCATTGGCAAATGGTTCTGGGAAGCTGACTTGCTTTTCATTGCCAAGTGGAACTCCCATCTCTATCAAACTTTGACGACTAGCGTAATAGATATTTGTGGTGAAGGCAAGAAGTCCTTTCTCGAATTCAACCTCAACGACTCGGCTTTCTTTAGCCTCGCCCCATTTTGTACCAAGGTCAAAGCCTCTTTCGTCACCCATGTCCGAAACAGTACAGAGCGTTTGAGAAGTTATGCCACGACTGCGGGCACGCAGAGGACTTCCCATAGTAGCACTTTGTCCAGTAGCACTATAAGTTGCTCTCGTACTACTTTTGGTTGGAATGCTATCGCAACAATCATCCGCAGTTGCGGAGTTATAACCGAAGCGGCCAGACCCATACAATCCTCCAATGGATGTAGAATCTCCCCAAATGATTGGGGGATTATAGGGAGGATTGATTGGAGCAGGATCCCAATCATAATAGCGGTGTCTCCAATGGTTGTGGTGATGATGGTGATGGATTTCTTGGGGCACTGGTTTGACTACTTCGTTGAAGATGCGAACACCAATGACACCAACGTTTCTTTCGGATCCATCTTCCTTACTGGCTGCGTAAGAAGTGTCCTTGTAGTCAAAGATAAACTTTGCAACTGTGTTATTAGAAACACGGAAACCATCAAGTTTCAGCGAGTTGAATCCACTGACAACATATCCGTTTCCGTTTTCAGTAGCAGTTTTGCCACTCAAAACGTCAAGTCCATCGACCGAACACACCGCAAGAATGCGGGACCAAGTACTGTTTTTGACTTCAATGACATACTCCGATCCACGTTTGGCTTCGACAAAGAGTTTTCCTTGATGGGAGTATTGTTTACAGCGGGAACCGTTGACTATTATGTTGACATTGTACATAATTTGCCTTTCTTTATTTGGGTTAAAGACTTGGCCGCTCATACAGCGGATTTCGTCTTGTTATGTCTATATGTAGCATATGCAATTAAGAAATACAACTTTTTTTACGATAAAAATAATCGGGTGCCGTTTGGCAAATTCGATATTATAAGTGGACAGTGGAGGCAAAATCAGGTAGAATTTGGAATATAATAAAGAGAAAAAGATATGGAAAATCAATCAAACGAAATCAATAACCTTAAGAAATTCGGCAAGACCTTTCAGGATAAGTGTCTTGGAATTCTAGTGTCAGATCGGGCATTTTTGGAGAGAATTGCGGATATTTTATCTCCAGACTATTTTGAAACCGATGCTCATAAATGGATTATAAACTTCATTACCGAGTACTTTCCCAAGTATCGTGAAATTCCAACAATGGAAGTGTTTGCGGTGGAAATCCAGAAGATTTCAGACACCGTAATGCAGGCAGCGGTGAAGGAACAAGTCAAAGCGGCATATCGTCAAGTATCTGCTTCTGATACCACGTATGTCAAAGAGCAGTTTCTTGAGTTTTGCAAAAATCAAAAGCTAAAAAATGCTATCGTGGAAGCAAGTCATTTACTCAACAAAGCAGATTATGAAGGCATTTGGAAAGTAATAGATGAGGCATCGAAAGCAGGTATTGAACGAGATTTGGGGCATGATTATTATGCAGACATTGATCAGCGAATGGACGAATCGGTTCGTGATGTTATTAAAACAAATTGGGATTTGATTGATGTTCATTTGGATGGCGGGTTGGGTAAAGGTGAACTTGGATTTATTGTTGCTCCTGCGGGAAGTGGAAAAAGTTGGTTCTTATCTCGAATTGGTGTTGAAGCAATGCGACAGGGCAAAAATGTCATGCATTTCACGATGGAGTTAAACCAGAAGTATGTAGGTCTAAGATATGACGCTTGCATTACTGGGTTTGCTTTTCAGGAGGTTCGTAAAAATGCAACGCTGGTCAAAGAGAAAATTTCCCAGTTCAAAACGGATGGTGGGGGACAATTGTTTGTCAAATACTTCCCTCTAAAGACCGCATCGGCGGCAACTCTGAAAATGTACATTGATCGGTTGCAGTTGATTACGGGTATCAAGATTGATTTGATTATCGTGGATTACGCTGACATTCTACGTCCGTTTGTCACAAACAAAGATGCTAACTCCTACAATGAATCTGGAAATGTATATGAAGAGCTTCGTACAATTCTCGGAGAGTTGCAGATTCCCGGATGGACAGCTTCGCAAGCCAATCGTGGCGCACATGAAAAAGACGTGACTGAAGCGGGTGATGTTGCAGACAGTTACCGAAAGATTATGACTGGAGATTTCATCATGTCACTTTCACGTCAAATGGAAGACAAGATCGCTGGCACAGGAAGAGTACATGTTATGAAGAGTCGGTTTGGGGGAGACGGAGTAACTTATCCTTGTGCTTTTGATGCGGGTAATGGAAAAATTAGCATTTACGATGGAAAATCGGTTGAAGGACGGGAGATTCTTGATAAAGCCAAGAGTGCTCAAGATAGTATTAAAGATATTCTTCGTAAGCGTTGGAAAGAGACCCACGGAAAAGATGATGCCGCCGATTAAATATCTAAATTTACATGTTTAATATGATCGAAAATGAAATATTTCGATTGAGTTACAGATTAAAAATATCTACTTATACCTTGCTATTACAAATATGGATACAATTACTACAAAATTCGAAGATGTCAAAAAGTTATCGACGGAAGAATATTTTCAAGGCAACCAGTTTGGCATAGATGCCTTTAAGAAAAAATATGCGTTACAAGAAGATGAAAGTTATGTCTATGCCGTGAAACGTGTGTGTGACTTTGTTGCTTCCGTTGAAAAAACAGAAGAATTACGACTGTACTGGAGTGCTCGGTGGTTTGATGAAATTTACAATGATTGGTGGCATCCTGCGGGGTCTATTATGCAGGGTGCGGGGTCTGGGCGTAAAATTTCACTTGCCAATTGTACGACAATTTCTCTTGGAGCAAAACGAGACGATGAAGAATGGGACAGTTTGGAAGCAATCATCAAAAACACTGCGTACACCATTGCTAAATGTGCAGCATATCGTCAAGGACTGGGTGTAGATTTTTCCCGCCTGCGCCCAAATGGAATGAAAGTATTAAACTCTGCAAACAAATCCACGGGTGCGGTTCACTGGATGGAGTTTGAGGATAAGATTGGATATTTTGTTGGACAAAAAGGCAGAATCCCCGCAATGTTGTTTAGCATTTCTTGCGATCATCCTGATGTGGAGGAGTTTATTCAAGTCAAAGGTGATTTTACCAAGATTCAGAACGCAAATATAAGTGTTCAATGTACGGAGAAGTTTTACAGGGCTGTAGAAAATGATGACAATTGGGAATTGTCATTTGTTGTTCCAGCAATCAAAAAGGGTGACAAGGTTTATGTTGATGTTCATAGCATTGATATGAATACCACCAAAGAAAAAGAGACTGGGCGTTACTACCGATTGGCCACTCATGATCGCAAGAAGGAAGTGATTTCCAAGGTTATCAGGGCTCGCAAACTTATGGAGTTGATTGCCAAAAATATGCATAATAATGCTGAGCCAGGCATTCAAAACATTGACCTCGCTCGTAAGTATAGTAATAGTGATGCAATGTATGACCCCACCGACGAATATGACTCTCGTATTCTTTCTACCAATGCCTGTTCGGAGCAGTATTTATCTCGTGAATCTCTTTGTGTGTTAGCATCAATCAACTGCGGAAAGTTTTCGGCGAAGCAAGAAATATTCATGGCTCAGTTGGAAAAGATTGCCAAATCAGTCAATCGTTTTTTGGATAATATCAATGAGTGTGAATTGGTTCACCAAACGTTTGCAACTCCCCATCAAGAACTTGCGATTAGAAAACTCCGACGAACTGGCGCTGGTGTAACGAATATTGCTGCTTGGCTCTTTAAGCAGAAGTTGGCCTATGGTTCTGAAGAAGGCAACAATGCCGTTGAAGACTTTATGAAGTGGTACAACTATTGGTTGTATGTATCCACGGAAGATCTTGGAAAAGAAAAGGGTGACTTTGGGTTGTTTAATAAAGAGAAATGGCAAAGTGCTCCTTTTGTTTCTCGGATGATGAAAGAATCTGAAAAGTTGAATGCCGAATTCAAAGTCCCTTTGATTAAAGGTACTCACGCCCGAAATGTAACTGTAAGTTCGGTTGCTCCCACAGGTACTTTATCGCTTATGTTTCGTGATTTTGTATTAAGCTATGGCATTGAACCAGCGTTCTTTATGTATTTCTGGAAACGTACTCGTATGGGAGGTAAGTATGAATATTATTTCTGTGTCCCTCGGGTAGTAAGAGATATGTTTGCTGATATGGGATGTCCGATTCCAATGGAATCGGATACCATTAAAGATGAGTGGGATGGTAAGATTGGAAACCCCATTGCCAAGTTCATTGAAGAGCATCGGTATAAGTTTAAGTTCAAAGAGTCCACTGAGATTAGTCCTATGGACAAACTCAATCTTATGTCTCAAGTAATGAAGTGGGTAGATAGTTCTATTTCGGTAACGTACATGTTACCCACGGACTCAACGTGGAAAGATGTCTATAACTTCATTCTGGAAGCCCATAAGAAAGAAGTCAAGAGTATTGCGGCATTCCCAGATAAGAAAATGTATGGCATTGTTACCAGTATTGCTTTCAAGGATCTGGCATTTAAGTTGAAAGATGAGGGTGTCTCTATGCACCATCAAAACTTTTCGGATGCTGAACTCAAAGAGTTAAATTTTTCTCGTGAAAACATTGAGCAACGCCCAGACGTACATCCTAAACGTCTTCAAACTCTGGAAGCAGATATTTACATCGTTAATGTTAAAGGTGAGAAGTATTGTGTGGTAGTAGGATTACAAAATGGAGTTCCATATGAAATTTTTGGTGGTCATCTAAATGGATTGGGGCTAAAATCTAATTTCAAAAAAGGAAAGCTTACAAAAGTTAAACGTGGGCAATATGCCCTCGAATTTGATGATGTATTCATTGAAGATTTTTCCAAACAGTTTACTCCTACTGAACAAATTCTTTTTCGTATGGCATCAATGTCTATGAGACATGGAGTTCCTTTGAAATTTTTAGTTGAACAATTACAAAAAGCTACGGATGATATTACATCTATGGCCTCTGCTGCCTCTCGAGTTCTTAAGAAATATATTTCCGATGGAGAAAGTGTTAGTGGACAAACATGTCCTACTTGTGGTACCAAAGAGTTGTGTTATATGGATGGGTGTGTGTCTTGTAAATGTGGGTGGTCAAAATGTTCATAAATAAAATGCATTGTTTTCATATTATTTCATATGTTATGTGAAAAATAGTAATGCATAGTAAGTGTAGTTAACTGCTTTTTTTCTAAGTTTGTGTGTAGAAGTCTATATTTATAAGCAGACAATCTATTACTCCCGTGGGTAGAAGGAATGAAAATAACACATATGCCAAACAATTTACATCTGGAACCTCGTGTAGCTAAACTTGAGGCGGGGCTTGAGATCTTGACTAAAAGCGTTTCAGATTTGACCGGTACCATTCGAGACAATAATTCCTCAATGGAAGAAAAGATTGAACGAATTACGGTTGCCGTAACTCAAGCTCAAGCTCCTAGAAGAACTGATTGGTCGGTAATCATTAGTGCTGTTCTTCTTGTTATGGCAATAGGTTCTGCTGTTTTTTGGCCCCTTAATCAAACATCTCAAGACAATAAGGTTACAGTATCGGAGTTGAGCAAGGATTATTCTACCCATGTTAACCTTGATTCTCACTCCGTTAGTGCGGTCTTATTGAACCGACTTGAAGAAAACTTTCAAGTTTTATCAAAGGACACTGAAGAACGAATGAAACTTCACGTTGATTATGAAAATCGTATGTTTACAGAGTTGGATAAAAAGTTACAACAAGAATATACGTTGATAACGAAGACCACTGATGCTCAAATGAAAAACATAGAAGACACGCATACTAGGGAGCGTAAAGAAGTATTTGATCGGATAGTCAAATTAGAAGATTCTATTGACCAAGACAAGCGTGAAGAATTACATGAACTTAGGGCTTGGAGAAACAAGGCTTCTGGTCTAAGTTCTCCGACAATGGCGGTGCCGCTGATTCCAAAGGAAGTTCCAAGGGAAGTAAGTAAATAATGGTATTTTCTCCTGTCAGGACCATATTTATAGAGTACAAAGTATCCATATGAAACCAGAAACCTTTCACGCAATAATTAGCCGAATTCTCAAAGAAGAAATTGAGAAGAAGAGCGATGTTGGTGCCAAAACTTATCAAAGAGTCCCAGAAGTTGTCCATGGTGAGGATTTGAAGAAGGTTATGCCGCACGAGCGAGACACCAAGAGCAAAGACGATTTACTTAATGACATGGATAAAGTGGTTAAAGGACTTGATGCTAGTTTCACAGTTGTTTGGGATGATCATGATGATATTTCAATTGCTGCAAGAGATTTAATGCGTATCCGAATTATTCCACGATGGGAAAACAATTACGATATTGAAGCATTTACCCGCAATGAAGATCGAATTTATGTAACTGGTCAAAAATGGGAACAGGTTAAAGAGTTTGTAAAATCCAACCTTAAGAGTTGTCCAACTTCTACTGAAAAAGCTTACGCCAGAGCCAAAGATAATTTGAAAGATAAAACTGGTTCTTCCGATAAAGGAATGCCTCAAAAGGACAAACCAAAAACCGTATCAACTGATAAAGCTCCAACAGAAACCAAGAGTAAGGATAAGAATTTTACTGAAAAACAGGTTAAGAAAGAAACTGATTTACCAGAAAAACCAATGACCGAAGTTAAGGATATCAAGAAACAGGTTGACCATAAAGTAGCTGACCCAGTTAAACTCAGAAAACGAACTCCTGATACCAAGTTAGTAGTTAAACAGTCGTAAACCAACTGATTTCAAATTCAAGGCGAGCTTCGGCTCGCCTTTTTTGTTGACATCTGGGATGATGTGTGGTATGTTATCCCCAATGAATGATTCAGAAGTTGACAGCATTTTACGTACATGTACGTCACTAAAACCCAAGGAGCTAATCATCAGTGACCTCAAGTGGAAGTACCTTGTACGAGCAGTAATACGTGCCAAGAATGTAATGATTATTGGTCCCTCTGGATGTGCCAAGACAATGGCAGCACGTTGCGTTGCCCAAGCACTAAAACGCCCATTTGAAAAGTTTAACATTGGTTCTACCCAAGATGCACGGGCAACTCTCATCGGAAACACCACGTACAAAAAGGAACTAGGGACTATATTTCATAAGTCGGCGTTTGTCAAGGCGATTACAACCCCCAACACGATTGTTTTGCTAGACGAGTTTACTCGTGGTACACATGATGCGTGGAATATTCTAATGACGGTCACTGACCCCACTCAGCGATGTCTTCGGTTAGATGAAGATGAAAATAGCTCTGTCGTCAATGTTGCGGAAGGGGTTAGTTTTGTGGCAACGGCTAACATTGGTAATGAATATACTGCTACTAAAGTGCTGGATAAAGCCAGTGCTCGTAGGTTCCCCATCAAGCTTGAAATGTCTCCTTTGAATGGGAAAGAGTTAAACTACTTGTTTGGCATTCTCTTTCAGAGTAGAACTACCGAGGAAATAGCTTTAATGAAGGTGCTGGCCAAGATTTCCGACGATCTGATTGCTCAGTGCAGGATTGAAGACGCTTCCATTTCTACGTTTATTGCTCCAGCCAACATGGTTGAAATGGCGGAGTTGGTTATGGATGGGTTTACTCTGGAAGAGATTTCGGAAGCTGCTATCTATCCCGAATATCCAGATGATGGCGGGGCAGATTCGGAGCGTGCATTTGTCAAGGGCGTGCTCCAGAAGTATTGTCCAAAAGATGTTAAATCGCCATTACACGATCCACTTGAAGGAAAGAAAGTAGTTGATTTTTAGCATGAAAAATGTAAAATATAAGGTAGGTAAGAAAGAAGACATTTCTCTTCTTCCATATGAGTCTGTTATCTTGAATGCAAAAATCGTGTTTACCGATGGACACGAGGCATTAGTTTATATCCCATCAAAAATAAAGTACGAATCTGATGGGGAGATTCAAATAGATAACAGCGGCACTGGGTCGTTGTCATTTGCGATATTTGATAATGCAATGGGATGGTGGGGCAGAAGCTATGAAGATTATTTCAATATTACCTTAAAAAAATATGAGCGATAAAATTTCAACTGTGTTGGCGTGTACATTTGGCGCTGGAATATATGGAACCATGTTAGGAGGATGGTATATTGTTATTTTCATGGTTATTGGATTTCTTTTTGGGTTATATGCAGTGAGGAACTACAAATGAACATACAACACACTTGTACAAACAAGAATAAATGAATAGAGGAAACTCCATATCTCCTGCGGAAGTTGATTTCTGGCTCGACACGGACAGATATTTCAATTTTCTTCAGGAAAATACGGATCCCGCCAATAAAACTTTAGTTTTTAACATTGACATGATTCGGCTGTCTTCTGTTAGGAAGGCAGTTTCCAATTTTGTACGTATTTTGTGTCGGCGCAATATACCTGTTTATTTTAACGATGCCAATGCAAATGTTAATTTTGACGGTAAGGTTATTTATATTTCGGCAAAAATCAACACCAAGTACGATTTTGATGTTGCTGTAGGTCAAGCCCTCCATGAAGGTGCTCACACTCTTAAGACCAATTTCAATGTGGTAAAATCGGCATGGGCAAACATTCCTCCAAAGATACTCAAACTATCTGATGCGAAAAACATTCGTCGGGCATCCTTGGAGAAGTTTATTCATAACATGTGGAATGTCATTGAAGATCGGTATATTGACAACTACGTCTTCAATGAAGCTCCAGGGTATCGTGGGTACTATGTTGCTCTGTACGATAGATTTTGGCACAACCCCGAAATAAATCAAATGCTTATGGATCCCGATTTGTTTCGATATCCTAGTTTAGATTCTTATGATTTTCGTATTACTAACTTTACCAATACGAACACAGATTTGTTGGCGTTGCCAAGATTAGATGACATAGCCAAAGCAATAGACATTTCTCATATTGATCGTTTGAAGAAAACAAAAGACCGAGTAAAAACTGCGTTTGAAGTGGTGGAAATCGTCTTGGAATGTTTGGATAAGCAAGACGATGTCAAAGGAATCCCTGTGGCAGGCCCAGGCCCTCCGCCACCACCTGGTACAAAGTTAGCAGACCCAAGTGATTACTTTGATTTTGGAGAGGAACAGAAAACTTCCTCAGATTCAGAACAAGAAGCGTCTGGTGGTGATAAAGATGTTGGCACTGATGCTATAAAAGAGATTGCCGATGTTTTGGGTGGACGAAATGCAGAACCGGAGAAGTTGAAAGAAAACCGTAAGGCAGTCAACAAAATCAGTGCCGAAGAAGAGATTGACAAAGAAGTCTCTAAACAAATCAAAAGGGTCGTTGAATCTCAAAGACAGTTTTTGAATGGCGAGCTTCCAAAGGACGCTTTGACCGAGCAACAAAAAGCATTGTTGGATTTGGTTGAAAAACATGGTATTGTTTTGGTAAGAGTGGATTTGCCCACAGTGATGGCGGGTGATGATAAGAATCTAAAGGTGGATTGTATTGTCGTCCAGAAAATGACTAAAGAACTCATTATGTCTGGTGAAGATGTGTTTCCTTTGGCGACAGTTACTCAAATTGGAAACGCCACTCCAGACCCACCCAAGGATTGTGCTGAAGCGGTAAAGAAGGGCATTCTATTGGGCACCAAGTTGGGAAAGAAACTTCAAATTCGTGCAGAAGAACATCCCATCAAAACCATTCGTAAGAAGTGGGGCAAAATCAACAAGCGTCAACTTCATGAAGCTGCCTTTGATGCCGAAGACCTTTTCTACAAAATCACCGTGGATAATCATCCTGATGCAAATCTTCACATTACGGTTGACGCTAGTGGGTCAATGACTGGGCTGAAGTGGTATCGTACCATGACTGCGGTGGTTGCTATATGCAAAGCGGCATCCATGATTGATAATGTCCATGTCACTGTGTCGTTTAGGTCCACCCAAGCTTCGGGAGCGGTGATGTTACCGTATGTTGTAATGGCATACGATTCCAAAGTGGATAAGTTTTCCAAGGTTCGCAATCTTTTTCCGTATCTGTCTCCCGGTGGGCAAACCCCAGAAGGATTGGCTTTTAGTGCGACAATGAATCTGTTTGAGGGGATTACTCCCGATGAAGAAGAACGATACTTTCTCAATCTTTCGGATGGAGAACCTTACTATCATTTGTCCATTCCATCTACGGGACATGTCGTTAGTTATCACAAGGAGACGGGGGTTACACACACCAAAGCACAAGTAGATAAGATTCGTAAGCACGGAGTAGAGATACTGAGTTACTTCATTGAAGATGATTGGTTTAAGAAGAGACTCAATCCTGGAGATATGACGCCAGAAGAAGCGAAAAAAGAAAAGGAGCGACTAAAACAACTTGAGAATAGTCCTTTGAGAAAAGACTTTCGCAAGATGTATGGACCCTCGGCAAAGTTCATTGATGTCGAGAGTATTGTGGATTTGGCCAAGACTATCAATGGACTTTTTTTATCACGAGACGATGAAAAAAGGTCTTGACATTTTATACAATTTGGAGTATGATTCTGTGGATCACCAAAGGTGATTCAGAACATAATCTAGTTAAACTCTATGAAAAACACACGTAAGAATAAAACAAACCAAGTACTTAACATGCCCAAGACTCCATATTATAAGTTGCGGGAGTTATTTGATCTCAATCCCCAGTTTAAGGCCGAAATAACCATTCGGGTTAGACATACAAAGGAAGTTGAAGATGGCCGAGTTGCTGAAATTGGTTCGATGCCAGGCGGAAAAGGTCGTCCATTGAAAGTGTACGCCTATACTCCCGTCAGTCAGGCGACATTGACTCGGGCAAAGGCGAGTGGAATGAATCCCGTGGATAATGTGGAGAAACTTATTAATGCTGTTTCAGTAACAACTGCGTCAGTCACTCCAACAAATATTTATGGACAAATTACAAAAGAAACGAAAACACCTGTCCAAGCTTAAATCTGAGCAGTACAAGATATATGGCATTTTTGATTTTCAAATCAACAAATTAGTCTATGTGGATTTGGATGTTGAAAGGACCGAGCTTGAAATAGCTCTTGGGGATTATGATGATGATCGTTATGATATAGTGTCATTTGATATTTCAGTCACTTAGTAACGACGGATGTATTTCCCAATAGTTTCTATAGGTCCATTGTAGGTATCAATTCTGCGGTATCCGTCTTGTGTTAGGATATAGGAATAAATACGAACTTTGGTAGTGTTTGGCACTTCCATAAGTTCGTCCAATTTTTTGGTCCAGGTCATGACGATGGTTTTCGAACCCCATATGATGGGCGTTGTGAGGGTTTTATCAAAAAGCAGAGAGGTATTAAGATTGGGGTAGAATATATGAAAGACACTGCCTTCAATATTACCTTTTTTTTCTATGTTTACAACGTTTTGTGGTATCATAAATAAAATAAGTTGTGTAGTTGTTGTGATTGTGATATAGTGGAAAACAATATGATAGAGTTATGGAACATTCTTTTTTACAATCCATCCATAAGAGGTTTTGGATTTTCCAAGGATGAGATTGCCGATGGCATCTCGGCGAAATCCATATTTAGTCCAAAATTTGTATCGTGTCCCAACAAACATTTCATTCGTGGAAATGTTTGCGAATGTATAAATATTTTGATCACAATGACAATTTTTTTCAGGAAGTATTTTTCTCCCCTTCATTGGAGATATTCGCCCTTTAAGTTTTTCGGAAGTTTTTCTTTTACTTTCTTCCGAATGTTTATGTCCAGCAAAACCGCCACCAGTTGCCATATATGAAAGATTATAACATCGTTTTCCATCATTTTTTGCGTGGTCTAAATATTTTTGTTCAACCATCAATAAAAGTGGTTTTGGAACTTCTTCCAAAATGGAAAATTCAAAGTTATCAATCCCATATTTGTTCCACGAACGCTGAAGATAACTATTTTCATGCCTGTTAGATTTAAGTCCATTTATATGCTCCATCCATCTACCATAAGTGCCAAGTATGTTGTCGGAACTTCCAATGTAGTATTTTCCGTTTATTTTGTTTACAATTTTGTATATGCCACTGATTTTTTGATTTTTCATATTCACAACTTATACATATAGAAGAGATAATCCAAAACATACAGAAACAATGGGAAAAACTTATAAAAGAAATCAGCAGTTCCGACCAAGAAAGCAGGGTCGTGTGTTTACGAAAGAAAAGGATAAAAAGTATTTGAAACCCGTCCCCCCGCCGATTAGTCCCGATGGTCCTCAAAACGATTGGGGCATTGAGGGTTGTGATGATTTTGAAAAAGAAGGATGATCTATGATTTACTTATCCATTGTGATGGTATTGGTTCTAACTATTATATTGGGGATTTTGTTCTATTTTCTTCATCGGCGAGTTGAAAGTCTGGCGTTGAATCTCTCTCAGATGTTACAAGATCAAGAAACTTTCAGAGAAAACCAAGAAACGCTCAGAAAAAACCAAGAAACGCTCTCCAAGGATTTCAAACAATTGTTCTATGAACACCAAGCCCTTAAGAAAGAAGTCGGACAAGTTAAACGAGGGGCCTAAACGGCGTTCTCTGTTTGACCATGTAAAGCATATTCGTCAAATCCAAGATCCTGATTACTATACGAATCTTTCCGAAGATGATCGTAAAAGTTTCAATCATTTCATGATTATTCGTGCTTTGTCAATGGATGAAACGATGGTTGAAGATATGGCACAATTGTATCAGTACTTCGACCGAATTCCCTCGCCTCAGTTTTATCAGCTTTTGATAGCAATGGTGCCAAAAAATAATCGGTTTTCTCCGTGGATAAAGTCCAAGGGATTGAAACATAATAAAAATCTTCTGGGTCTAGTATCAAAGCGATTCAAAGTGCCTAAGTATCAAGCAAACGATTATGTAAACCTTTTGCTTAGGACTGAAAATGGAATGGAAGAATTGGTCGCCATTTGCAAGGCATTTGGGCTTGAAGACAAAGAGGTAGAAGAACTCTTTGCAGAGAAAAAAGATGAATAATTATCGAAAACAACGGAGAAATCAGGAGGCGGATGAATGGCTACGACCGTTGGATGAAGCAATCCTGCGAGAAAGGGAATTTCACAAATCGTCTGTTTCTAGTTGTGGATTTAATGTAGAAGCTCTAAAACGGGCCATTGAAGATTCCAAAGAAGTAAGAGCGCAAGCGTTGCGGAATGCTAGACAAGCATTAGAAGAAGCATTTAGTTGTAGGGTTGGAAGAAGCTTGTCTGAGATGAAAAGGAGCACCCATGAACACTCGAATTTTTGATTTGCGTCGTATCAAAGGCGATGAGTTAAAAAACGAAGATTTAGTGTTACTTTCCATTGTTCGTAAAGGGAAAAGTGGAGAGCGTCTAAAAGAAAGCGTGACCGTTTCGCTTGGAGATTTGAAATCGTTCGTAAAAGATAATCGCTATCGAGAACCGGTGAGTGGGTTTGTTGAAGAAGTAAAAGACATTGATCCATTATTTTTTAGGTATAAGAATATGACGGAGAAAATAAGGTGGTAATTGTATGAATGTAATAGGAATATCTGGATATGCTCGTTGTGGTAAGGACACTTTTGTTGGGATTGCAACAAATATCTTAAAACGGAATAATTATCGTCCAATGCGTGTTGCGTTTGCGGACGTGTTAAAGGATGATATTGACCCGTGGTTAAAGGATAAGTATGGGGTTAGTGCATGGACGGAAAACTTGAACGAAAAGAAGATTGTTCGTCCTTTTCTAGTGGCCCACGGCCAAGGGAAGCGGATGCAGACTGAAGGAACCCATTGGGTTGATTTGGCTGACAAAAAAATTACGTCTGTGGTAGAAGATTGTTTGGAAAATGGGGAATCTACGGATAGATTTGTTGCTCTTGTATCAGATGTCAGGTTTGCCAATGAAGCAAGGTGGATTCGAGATGAGTGGGGCGGAGAAGTTATCCATTTGAAGAAATATTCTATTGGACTTGGTGGTGAATGGGAATATGTGAAGTGCTTTGATCCTCCCCCAAATGATGAAGAAGCGACCAATGATCCGTTGGTTATTGCGTTGTCTGACCAGCAAGTGGAGTGGGAGAACAAAGGTAAGTTGACTTCAGCCGAAGCCATTGAAAATTCTTATCTTCAAAATATTGTTTTGGTGGCTTTGAATGCTACAAAGGTTTTTAACGGCACACTATTATTATAACTTGGCCAGAATCGTTTTTTAAGATTAGTTGTCGGTCGGGTAATTTTGCAAAAAATTCGTCTTTTAGCAAAGGTACTATGTGTAGTGCTGCTTGCCTGTATAACTGATTACAAATTGCATATTTGTTAAGTTTATCTTCCCGTTTATGGCAGTTGCATGAAGATGCATAGTTATTTAGACAATGAACAATTTGTTGTAGTGTTGGATGCCGACTTGCCATTCCAATCTCACTTATAAATCTAGCAAACACGGTTACATTTGGTATTTCCATATCTTATCCTAGTAATCGATCAATCGAAGTAAACAATAATAATCCTCCCACAATGCAACCTGGTACTAACCCCAAATGAGTGAAGATTGCTATTATGAGTCCTAGCCATATTGCTATACAAATCGGGCACGTAATTAATCGGACGAAAAAACAGTTGTGATCCCGCCTGAGAAAATGTAGATAAGTGAGTGATACGTCGTTTTTGTACTTGGCATCAAATTCTTTGTAGAATGATAGCCAGTTGAAATGAAAAAGGCGAGTGTATTCTAACCATGCGTCTGTTCTAAACCAAACGAGTAGGATCAAAGCTATAATGGATGAACCGATAATGATTATCATACCTATAACTATTATAAAATAGTCAGTTTCGTCTCGTCAATAGGCGGGTTGGTAACAACAATTTTGTCGAGCATTTCGGGCATTTGTTTAACGAGACCTTTAACTTCTTGTGGGCACATCGGATGAATAAACGTGCCCCACTTTTTTACAAACCGGTCCAATTCTACACGATCAAGTTCCATACGTTTCTTGTCTCGTTCTTGGTTCTCAGGTTTCCACCATTCGATGCCACGACTACTTGTGCAAGTGAAGTGATACACAATGGCATCCCAACACTGCTTAAATTCAACCCCTTTAAGGGCAAAGCGAAGGGCGATGTCGCTATCTTCTCGTGACTTCTTGAAGCTTACATCATGACCTCCTATATCATTCCACAGGCGTCTGTACAGCGTGAAAGGAGCAAAGAAGTAGTTGGTCAGCTTGCTGGAGTCCTGGTTCGCCTCTGCGAAGCGTAGAAAGTCTTCATATTTGAAGTCAGAGGGGTCGACCCCCATCCGTTGAACGAAAGTAACTGCATTGTCGTTTGGGCAATGTAGCGGAGGTTCTATACGAGTAGAGCATAGAATTCGGTTCTCTGCTATATGTGATATAATCTTCTTGTCATAATTCAGACAGACTACCATGTCGGATTGAAGGTAGGATACCACGTCCGTCTTGGCTTTCTGGAACATATAGTTGATATTGCCTGCATACCCCACGGGGTCTCCATGGTTTTTGATAATAGTAAGGTTTGGGAATAATTCCTTTTGTGCTGTTAACATTCCAGTAGTATCTTGGTTATCCGAATCCACAAAAACTACAATATCATGAAGGTTAACATCAATGCCATTCAAAAGGGACTCCATGAGTAAGGCGATATATGTTTTTTCGTTGCGAGCAGTGTTGATACAAAATGTTATCTTCATAAGTTGTACACGATGAAATATCCTATTATTGTTTTGTAAGTATTTCCGGAAGTTTCTAGTAGTATTCCATTACACATAAAACATGCATGATGTCCTTTAACTTGTTTATGTTTTCGTGGTTTTAGAACTGCAATACATTTTCCTTGTGGAAACATTGAATGATTATAGTTCATATGGGAATCGAGAAATTCGTTAAATGCAACATATACTAGGGCTTTGTTTCGTCTGTTTAACCATTTCCGAGTTTCTTTTACAAAGTTATCGCCATAGCGTTTAACAAAATGTGGTACTTTTTTAGGAGGTAACTGTAAAAGATTGCATAATGATATTCGCCAGCAATCATCGTTTGTCTGTTTGTATATGGTCATGTCAGTTTATTGATTGTACGACGAATACCTTCTTCTAACCCTATTAGTTTTAGTGTCGGGCCTATTTGCATTCGTTTGAGAAAATATCCACTTCCAGTATAATCTTTACCAGTACTTATGTTACTGATTTTGATGCGAGGGTTGGAACTTTCCATAAGGTTTTGTATGAGACCCGCAATACCTATCAAGTTGATTTTCCATTCATATACCAAGTTGAGATTTTTTGGTATATGTCCATCCGAATTGTGAAGGATATAGTCTATGGTTGTGAAAACATCATCCAAATAGAAGAAATCCATTTTCATATCTTGATGCACTTCTATGGGTAATCCACGTTTTGCATTTAAGATGCCAGCCTTGATAAATCGTGACGTATCCTCGTCGTGGTTGAAGCATCCAAACAGGCGAAGGATATAAATGTGTTTATACTCAGTCAATGATCGTCTAGCAATAATGTTTTTGGATAAGCCATAGGGGTCCATTGGCCATCGGTTAAACAGAGCATTTTCGTTATCCTCTCTTATTGCCCATCGGCGATCAAGTTCAGCACCAGAACCAATGATAATGGTAGGAACGGTTTCCCACCATTTGACATCCATCAAGTTTTCAAACATTCTGATGTTTGGAATAAAAACGTCCTCGAAAGTGTCGGGTTTCCCCCGTTCTCCTCCTTTTATAGCAGTATGAATAATAGCATCGGGTTTGTTTTTCTGCATGTACTCATCCAACAGCCCAAAGTTAAGAAGGTCGAGTTCTGTACGTGATGGAGCGAGGACTTCATATCCTTTATTCTCAAAAAGTGGTTTTAGGTTACGGGCAAGATATCCGCTCCCACCCGTTATTAAGATTTTCATCAGTTGGTTTTTTCTTTAGGTTTTGGGCAATCTCCAAAATCAAATCTTCTTGTCCTGCAACTAACTTACGATTGCCGAGTTCGAATATGAGTGATGAATACTCTACACCATACAATTTTGATGCTTTTACAATGGGCTTTTCAAACCCAGAGAAAAGTTTGTGGAGTCCTGTGAGTATGTTGATGGGTGCAGTGACTGGTATGGTTTTTACCATATACTCAGTAACAACATCTGCTTCCATAATGACTTTCTGAAAGGCAATGTTGGTATTGTATCCATATTGTTCAAGAACTGGTATTAAAACTTCAAGTTGAGTATTTCCAGCGCCCGCTCCAAAGCCACGAATACAAGCATCAATGATGGTTGCTCCATTTTGTACAGCAATAAGAGAATTTGCTATTGCCAATCCCAGATTGTTATGTCCGTGGAATCCAACGCTAATGGAGAGATTGTCTTTCAGAGCTTTGATTCGCTCCTCAACATCTCTCGGTAAATACGTGCCCGTGGAATCCATGATCAAGAACGTTTCGGCACCGTATTTTTCCATCTTTTTTGCTTCACCCACCAGAGTAGCAGTATCCGCCAGAGCAGACATCATTAAGACTCCGTAAGCAGTTTTTCCCTTGCTACGCACGTATTCAATGTGCTTTTGAGTAATATTTGCTTCGGTAACATGGCTGGCAATACGAAAAATATCAACTCCAAGATCAATGGCAGGAGCAATGTCTTTGTTTATGGTTGCCATGCCTGGGATAACATGCACGCCCAGCTTTGCCTTCTTTAGGTTCCCCCGGGCAATCTTAAGCATCAAAGCGTCGGTATGATTCATTTTGCCGATGAGCAACGAGGATGCACCAATACCATTCCCATGTCCTACTTCTACAATGGGAATCCCCGCATCATCTGCAAATTTACAGTAGCGAGCAACACTTTCGAGAGTAATCTTATGCTTAACACAATGATTTCCGTCTCGTAACGATGGGTCACTAATGATTATAGTTTTCATATGATTGCCCCTTCGGCTATGTTAATAGCAGCGCAGTTTATGATGTCCAAGTTTCCAGCATAACTTGGCAAATAGTCACCCGCACCTTTTACTCGAACACTAAGAATGAGGATTCCATCTTCGTTGATGATTGGCATCATAACTAGTTCATAATGTGAGACATACTGACGAACTAGTTTGATTCTATCATTCAACTTTTCCTGTAACTTGTCAAAGTTTATTTCACCTGCTTTGACAAACATTGTTGTTTGCATATCTACACAAGGTTCGGCGGGATTTATGTTAAGAATGACTTTACAGTTTTCACAGGCAGTGAAAGTTCTAATAGCATCTTCAGTCGTACTAATGTATTGGTCAAGATTTGCCCGGGTGGCAATACCAGCACTCTTGGAAGCGATTTGAGAAACGACTTCAATGTAATGCACATCCTTACAGCAAGTGGAAATCAAATTGAGAACTGGAATAGATGCTTGTCCCCCACATGTAATCATATTGACATTGTTTTGTTGGTTGATTACCTCTCGGTTGAGAAGCGGAATACACATTGGCCCAAGTTTTGCAGGAGTCAAATCAATGACTTTAATGCCGTTTATTCTAAAGATTTCATAATTTTCTCTGGCAGAAAATGCATCGGTACAATCAAACATTAGTTTTGGATGCTTTGGAATAATGCCGTTGGCGAAGAAATAGTTAATGCCGGCTAGAGATGTAGTTATTCCAAGGTCGGTTGCTTTTTTGATACCATCCGAGGAACTCCGACGCCCAATAAAGATGATAGGTTCCAGTCTATCGGACTTGAGGGTCTTAATCAAAAGATCCGTTCCAATATTACCTGTACCTATGATTCCTATTGGTATTTTAGACATGTTATTTGGGACGTAAAATGTTTTTGGAGCGGTCACTGACTCCTGCAATCATCGCTTCTTCTATGTCTTTGAAAGGTAAAAGGGGTGACATTTCTTCCAGCGAGGCTGGAGTAATTGTACCATCTTCGTTTGCTACACCTTTTACTTTGGGTAGAAACTCTTGTTCTGGATTCATGAACACTTCCAAGAGAGTTGGGTCTTTATCGTCCAGCCATTCTGTAACGGCGGTATCAAAAAATCTCCATTCATCGAGTTTCCACGCCCGAAGATTAAATCCCGCAGCTACTTTGTAATAGTTTGGAAGACTAACTCCTGTGTTTTTACTGACGCAGTTTCGGTATCCTTTGAAAAGCATATTTTGAGTATGTTTAATCATTAAATATCCGTCATTGTTAAACACTACAATTTTAATGTTTAAGTTGTGATGAACAATGGTTTGTAGTTCTTGTAAATTCATCATCATTCCACCATCACAGTTTAGACAAATGATTTGTCGGCCTGGAAATGCTTTGGCGGCACCAATAGCTCCTGGTAATCCGTATCCCATTTCTCCGAGGCCAAGGGATGTAAACATTAGTTGATTTGGTTTAAGACGCATGGAATAGTGTCCACTGAGTAGCCCAGTTCCCATATCCGTCACAATAATGGCATCATCATCAATGTAATCACATAACGTGTCAACAAACCGATAAGAGTTGATGTAATTTGATCCTCCATCTATATGACCCTTTTCCATTAATGGGTACTTCTCTTTCATTTTGTTACAGTAAGTAACCCATTCAGGTTTGACGTAATTGGCGTAAGTTATTTTGGCATTACGTATTTCTTTTATAAACACTCGACAATCCATCACAATGCGTTTGGCATACTTGTCGAATGGATGTTTTTGCCATTCATTTTGATCAATGTCCACTACAATGATTTTGGCGTTAGGAGCAAATTGTGATATATCGTATCCAGTCTGAAGGAGTGAGAGTCGGTTTCCAATGACTAGTAATAGGTCACAGTTTTGAACGATGAAGTTGGAATGTCGCATTCCAGTGACTCCTGCTTGTCCGAAGTAATATGGATGTTTATCATAAAGAAGATCAACAGCATTCCAAGCTAGAATGGTCGGAGTTTGAAGTTGATAAACCATTTCTCGAAACTCTTGTTTCATTCCCGCCAAGCGTACTCCGTGTCCAGCCCAAATAACAGGTCTTTTTGCTGCTGCTAGTTCTTGGAGAACATAGTTCAAATCCATATTGGCTAATACAGGTGCAGCATCAAACTGCATACCTATGGTGGGGGATTTGAAAGCCCATTGTCGTTTTTCTACCATCCGAGCTTGAACATCAAATGGAAAATCTAACCATACGGGTCCAGGTCGGCCCATTTGAGTTACGACGAGAGCATATTCCAGATCAGTTTGAAGAGTTTTTTCATTAGTAATAATTGTAGAGTATTTAGTAATATCTTTCACCATTTTGGCTGAATTAAAACCTTGGATACCATACATTCTCAGTCCATCGTATTTCTCTAAGAACTTTGATTGCTCTTGTCCTGAGATTATGATGCCTGGAATAGAGTCTGCCCAGTTACTTACAACCCCAGTGATTGCATTTGAGGAACCAGCACCCGCAGTTACAATAGCGGCGGAAAGTTTTCCACTGGCACGGAAATAGGCACCCATAGCCATAACCGCAGCTTGCTCGTGATGAACACAAACGATTTCGGTGTATCCTCGTTTGGTGATGGAGTCAAAAATGTGAGAATTGGCAGACCCGATAATACCAAAAACGGTTTTGATGCCAGCTTCTTCAAGAAACTCTGCAATGAGATCACTTACCTTGATTTTCATAAATTACCATATGAAGTTGTTCTGGTAGTACCATACCACATTTGGTAACTCTTTGTCAAGTTTATATTTGTTATCCCAACCAAGTTTTCGAAGTTTACTATCGTCTAAGCTGTATCGTACATCTTGCCCGTCACGGGAATAGGTGAAATCACAAAAATCTTCAACCTTAAATTCACAATCTCCCCCAATGAGATTATCAAGGATTTTATCTACAAGTTTAATGTTTGAAAGTTCGCAGTTTCCACCAATGTTGTAAATTTCATTTGTTACTCCAGCTTGTATAATACAAATTACGGCTTCTGCGGTATCTCTGGCATGTAACCATACACGCTTTGGAGTTCCACCCTGATGAAGTGGGATTTTCCTTCCAATGAGGAAATGTTTACAAACTTTTGGAATAAGCTTTTCTACATATTGACCTATACCGTAGTTATTGGTGGGTCTTACGATGATGTATGGAACTTTGAAAGTTCTGGCCCAAGCCAAAATAAGCATATCTGCCGCAGCTTTAGTTGCAGAATATGGATTGCTTGGTTTCAAAAGATCGGTTTCGGTGTGAGCACCTTCAGAAATATCACCATATACTTCGTCCGTGCTGAAATGAAGTAAAGTCGGCATTCTAAACCGATCTTTCTCTCGAATAAGTTCTAATAAATGATGAACTCCGTTGATATTTGAATGCAAAAATTCGTCGCTACGAACGATGGAATTATCTACGTGGGTTTCTGCTGCGGTATTGATAACATAGTCGCAGTCATAGAGACGGTCCAGGTTGTTTATGTCTTGTTGAATAAACTTAAAATGCGTTCCGTACTCTTCAAAGTCTTTTAGTTTGTTTGGTTGAGCGGCATAGGTCATTTTATCTACACCGATAACATACCACCCCTGCTGAAGGCAGGCTTGAGTTACGTATGCTCCTATAAACCCAAGACACCCAGTTACATAAACGATTTTACTCATAGCTTATTTTTGATAATTGGCTTCCAACTCTTCTTTAGAATATGTATAGGCCAATTTTTTCAAATACACTTGCCAACCTTTTTCTAAAAGCTCATAATGTCCAACATATGCGCTTAAAAATGCATCTATGGCGAGTTTTGGCTTTTGTTTTTCATCGGTTGTATGAGCACCCCACCCATAATCATCAAAAATAAGAATGCCGCCTACTTTCAAGAGACTCCACGAGAGTACTGCATCGGATAAAACGTCAATCGCCAAATGCGAGCCATCAACATAGACATAATCTACGGTGTCTGGGATAAACGCATTTTCTTTACGCAAAATGTCATAAGACCGCCCGAGCATAAACTGAATATTTTTATAGGGGGCAATGTTGTTTTTCAGATATTCGGTTTCATTGGTGTCAATGGTGCAATGAAGGCTGTTTTCTCCATTGGCGATTTTCTCGGCACAAAACACAGTACAATCACCGTGTAATGCTCCAATTTCAAGGCCCAGTATGTTTGGCTTTCCCATCAGGTGTCCCAAATGAGTTTGCCATCGTGGAATCCATTTTTCAAAGAAATTGGACCCAAAAAATCCTTCGGGGCGTTTCATATGTAATGGATACGTGTAACTGGTGATGTCTTTGTTTAGAATGTATTCGCTCATAATGTTTTGAAAAATTGACTAACGATTTCTTGAACGTAATCCAATTGAGGAGATGTGATAACAGGACTAGTTCCAAGAAACAGTGTATCTGTTGTTACTTTGGTTGCTATAGGAAATAGAACCTTGGGATCTCTGATTGTTCCGCCTAACCAGCACTGACAATCAATGTTTTGGTAAGCGGGTTGAAGCAATAGATTTCCGCCAAAATAGTTTCGGGTCTGAATCTTATGGTTTTCCAAGAAGGATGTGAAATGAGAGCGTTTGAATGGTGCTCGGTCTCTTACTGTGATGGGAAACGCAAACCAAGATACATCAGCATTTGGTTGTGCTTTGTGAATGTGGAAGAATTCTTCGTAGGGTGTGAAGATTTCAGTTAGACGCTTATGGTTTGCCTTGCGCTTGGCGTGGATTTCAGGCAATTTGTCCATTTGTGCAAGTCCCATTGAGCATTGAAGTTCAATTGGCTTTAGGTTGTATCCAATATTATCATAGACATATTTATGGTCAAACACTTCATCGGGAAGGGTTGGCAACCATTTGCTAAAACGACAACCACACGATCCATCGGTTGAAAGACTGGCTTTGCGACCAACGCAATAGCATCCCCGACCCCACTCACGAATACTTCGGGCAATCTTCTCTAATTCTTCGTGGTCACAGGCAAGAAATCCACCTTCACCCATTGTCATGTGGTGAGCAGGGTAAAAAGAACATGTGGAAAGTTGTCCCAATCTACCGAGTGGTAAACCATTATAGGTTGTGCCGAGGGCATCGCAGCAGTCTTCCAACAAAATAAGTCCGTGAATTGCCATCATGTCTTGGATAAGTTCCATATTCGGAGGATTCCCGAGTACATGAGCAAACGTGACTACTTTTGCTCCAGTCTTATTTACAGCATCATCAAAGTGTCCAAAATCCATGTTGAGAGTATCTAGTTCAATATCCACAAACACTGGCTTCAACCCACACTGTAAAACTGGGTTGAGTGTGGTGGGAAATCCTGCTACGGGCACAATGACTTTTTCACCATCTTTGATTTTGAAGTACTTCTTGGCGGTGAGCATCATTAACAAATTGGCACTCGATCCGCTGTTTGTGACAATCCCATGGGTTTTACCTAAAAGCTTTGGGAATTCTGTCTCAAACTTCATGGCATCTTTACCAAGCACTAACCATTCGTCAAGCAAAGTACTAACAGCATTGACGTACTCTCGATTATCAAAATATGGACCTGCATATTGGACCCAATCTTTTCCAGCGGTCCATGTTTTAGATCCCTGTTTTCGAGACATATACTCAGCCACGAGAGTTAGTATTTCTTGTTTTGTGATCATTGGTTTGCTATAATAAGTCGGTTGTTAATTGTGTGATATGTCCTATTATCTAGTATTTTACAGACATTGTCAAGTGTAATCTCTTTCCAATTTTCTGCATTAACAGTTCCAAACAATCCGAAATCATCTATAATGATAATATCGTTATATTTTCTATTTGAGTTTTTGATAATTTGAAGCTCTTCTATTAATGGAACATCTTTATAGGTTGTGTTTGCTTCGCCACCACTTCTATGACCATCTAAAAAGAATATGATGTTTCCATTTAATCCTTCCAACATTGTGGGTAGAACCACTGAACTATCCCCATGATAAAGATCTACGTTATACCAATGTTCGTTTGTTTTTCGTTGGGTCGCCACGCCATAAAACTGTGGCAAAAGTTCGACGGATTTTAATCTTTCAAAATAGGGTCGTAGGTTATAAAGAGTATCCCCAACCAGAGTGCCCGTCTCAATAAAATATGGATATTCTTCAGTATTTTTTAGGAATGTTTTTATTTCTACGATGTCTTGAATTGTTAGTGAAGGCATATTATTTCTTCTTTCCCCACTTTTGAATTGCTACGTGGTATTCTTCGCCATAGTTTTTGTCTATGGCTTGGCGCATGGCTTTTACACCCGCTAAAGTTCCCATTGGGTGTGATCCCAATGCTCCGCCAACGCTGGCCATCCAATTGGCATGGCCTACTTGCTCCATGATGTAATCTACGAGACCTGGATGCATACCACAACTTAGTGCTGGCACGCAATTAATGTCATTGAGCATCTTGATTGTCTTTTTGGTATTTGTTGTGCTGTTATCCATGTAACCACCAATCATTCCTGCATGAAGGGTACTACAACCACTCATACCCACCAGTTTGAAGATAACATCCTCGTGAATGGAATATCGGTGCTCGGTACAATTCAATATCTTGTCACCACTCTTTTGGAAATGGAGTAGCATTGGAAGATTCAAGTGGCGAATGGATTTGTAAACTCCAAGTCCACAGTGAAAGTTGACGTGAACTCCGTTGGCTCCAAGTTCATGTGCTCGCTTCACATATTTCAGTATTTTGTGTGGGTCTGCGTGAATTGACACACAATAGAATACCTTCTTACCACTTTTCTTGATGTAATTCATCACCAATGGAATTCGGTCTTCCAATGAGCAGAATGGAGGATTACAAAGGATTTCGTCTTCCTTGATGAAATTAACACCGCCATCCACCAGTTGTTTTACAACTTCCAAGTGGGCCTTTGGAGTCAATCCTGTCTTTGGTTTTACGATGCCTCCAAAGAGAATTTTATCGGTGGGAACTTCACAGTATTCCTTCATCTGTTTCAATCCGATGACAGGTCCTTTCAACATATTTTCCATAGACGGAGTAAGTTGAATGTTTTCAATGCGACAAGCTCGGATAATGTCAATATCACACTGTCCTCCCATTATTTGGACAAGTAGGTTTGATATTCCATCTTCTTCAAAGTTGATATTGACTTGCGGGAATGCGATTCGGACTATTCCACTTGTTCTTCCCGTTAAAGATGTTTCCTGGTGTAGAATAATGCAACAATGCTTTTCGAATAGGGCCTCAGTTTCAAATTCAGACCGGGCGGAAGGATTTCCCAAAGACTGTCCGATTGCCAAATTCCAGGCGGCGTCTCGAAGGTTAGTTGTGCTTTCAATGAAGTAATCTATCACATAGTAGTTATTGTAAAACTCGGGTGTGACTACTGGTTTGAATATGTCTATTTTCATATGGGTTTTATGATTTCTCTTGTCCATTTACCTGCCTTGTGCAAATGCCATTTATACAGAAGATGAGTGTTTAAGATATGTGTTTCGGGAATGGTTTCCAAAATCACCGACCGTTCTTCGGGTGCCTTAAACAATTCATCGCTGAATCTATTGGGACTGCTGATAGGCCATCCCGTTTTACATGCTTTAATGAAATTGCTATCGTCTTGCATGTAGAGAGGCAAACAATCATATAGACTTCCAATGTAGTTCAAGTTGTCGGAGTTTGAATAAACCCACGGGTCACTCGGCCCAGCATTGATTTGGTTAAAGTATGGAAAGTAAATGCAATCCGAACTTCGCTCTGGATAAAACTTAAGCGGAAAAATGTGCGATGCCGCACCCAAGTCAAACCGAGAGAGTATTACCCAATCATACTTGATGCCGGTTTCTTCTTCGTATTTAGTCTTCAGTCCAATTGACATTTTCCTTCCATACATCATGCTAAATACATTTCTATATGGACTCATACTGTGCTGATTGTAAGTCTGATTAAGATGTTGAAATTGGCTTGTGAAATCAATCTGCGGTTCAAATATACATGTTTTTGGATGATACAGTGCAACTGTTTCATTTTTCATCTCCGGTTCCCAGGCATGGATAAATACGTCGGTATCGTGTTTTGAAAGCACTTGCTCTGCCAAACAGGAATATCCAGTCTTATAGACATCAGATCCATAATGACTTCGCTTTATCAATCCTGCTAAACACAATGCTATTTTCATAGAAATGTTATTTTGTCGTTTATCTTTATGAGATCGGCTTTAATCTCATCGGTAAATGCGCCAACCTTACACATTATTACTGGAGACCCGGTACTGAGTATTTTTGGACTATACACCATATGGTTGGTACCATATAGAGTTTTTCCTATTTTCGATTGTGCATTATCCAGTATGCCTGTTATCTTGGACGTATTTATGCCAACCTGTAATAGAAACTGTGTGGAAATGTGCGCTCCATAAATGTAATACGATTCTACCGTCTCTAGCTTTTTATTCACGGTAGTAATGTAATCAGAAATAGTTTGCGTATTCTTTACAAACAATCTGTTGTAGTGTTTGTTTGTTTCACTAATCCTACTGGTTTTACTGTTTATGGGAGTTTTGGTAGCGGACTGTTTCCGAAACTTGAGGAATACCGAGTGATGTTTGTAGTATTCCACCTTTTCCAACTTGAATTTGTTTTGGAAGAGGTACTCCATTATGTCTGGATTGATGAAAAATGTATGCTCAAACGTGACACAGTTAAAGGGTAACAGTTCGTGCTCTGCAAAGTGGTTCATGTCTGGAATGGAGATATACAGACATCCATCCTCGGTGATTATGTCGTATAGTTTTTGAGCAATCTCGGATGGGTTATACATATGCTCAAAGCTGTGAGAAAAAAGCACCATATCCACGGGGTCAATGGTAAAGGTATTATCCAATACGTTTTGAATATGCTGGACTCTATCAAAGCCATTGAACAATTTGCTTGGCTCTATGATTATCCACTTATCAAACTTTTTATCACGGTTTACATTTGCCATTTTACAAGATGGATCCCCGACTTCCAAAATGACATTTGGCACTGGTTGTCCATCGTCAAAGATAAACTTGGAAAATGAGACATAGTGATTTTTCCACATATCACCTACGACATCGGTATTATGGTTATGTTTGTAGAGTACGTCCAGTGGTATTAGTTTGCGAACCTGTAAGGTGTTGCACGTCTCACATTTACAATAGGTTAGATCGCAGACCTGTTGCGCCACATCGTCATAGTTGACTCCCATGTATATTGGAAAGTTTGGCAGAGTGTGTACGTCAACCAAGTTTCCATTACAAATGACACAGTTAGGTCTATCAATGGTGTTTGCTAAACAGTTCACGTCGTATTTGTCTCCTTTAACAGACGGCACTTTGACGACAATCAACTCACATCGTTCAGTAAATATCGGGTCAGCCACTTCGTTAGGTTCAAATGAGAAAACATCTCCTGCTACTAACTCTCGTCCTTGAACTGTCATTCTGCCTCGCATTAGGTAGTTGATTTCAGTTGCTACTTTATGATAGTGTTGTGGCCATTTTTCGTTTTGCTCATGAATCTTGTAACAGACTTCAAAGTCCTTTGTACGAAGCATTGATGGAGCAAAATCTCCTATGAACCATCCACCGATGAATTTTTCCTTGAGAACTTTCATTTGATATAGAGAAAATCACTTTCCCATTCATGTCCTGGAACTTCCAGAACACTTCTAAATCCAAATCGACTTAAATATGCATCAATCTCATTAAACATCCCGTGCCCGTGATAATACGCCTTCTTACCTGCTTCGGTGAAGATGGCTTTTACATTCGGAAGCACGTTGGAGGCTCCTTTGAACGCCAATAGCTCTGCTCCTTGAACATCAATCCAAATCAAATCGGGTGGGGGGTTCCCCATTTTAACAAAGGTATTAAGCGTTATGGATTGTACCTTTATTTCCTTTTGGATCCAGTGCCATCCTCTTGGAGTTTGATCCATCAGCTTGAAAATGGATGAGACTCCAATGTTTACGTCATGACTTTTTTCTTGGTCTTGGGCAAAGAAACTGATTTCTCCGTCCTTATCTGACACGGCCATAGGAATTATCTTGATTTGTGAGTTTCCTCCCACTGATTGATAACAAGTTGTGAGTGCTTCGGGATTGGGTTCAAAGGCATAGATCGATGTGTCTGGAAAAACGGCAGCCAGTTCTACACTTTGTAAAGCATCCCTAGAACCAATATCATAAATGGTTTTTATCGTGTCAAAGTCAACATATTGACACAGTTTTTTTATCATTGGGTCAATCAATCCATGATATTTTGTCGTGGCCCTTGTTTTACTTGATTCTAGGATCATAGATTTCGGTCTCGTTTGTAATTTTCGTAATCCTGTGGGATTCCAATTGGGAAATGCATATTGTACCAAAATGGCATAACTTTCATTCCCCGTTTAATCATGTAGTTGTAGGATGGAGCAACATAGTACTCATTGTTGACCATATCTCTATTGCCTATCATTTGACCAACCGATTCTACAAAATACTTTCCCCGAGTCCAGTAATGTAAGCCGTTGGTAGCAAGGTTGCTGATGACTTGTTTCTCACGAACCTCAATGACTTCATTGTCGTCGTTTACTTTCATGTACGAATTTTTGGGACTCGCCGAATGAAATGTGCCAAGTACTCCGTCAACCCGATTGAAATCACTAAAGTTGGCCAATGCCTCGTATGAAAAATCCTCAATGATTTGGTCGCAGTTTGTGATGATAAGCTTTTCATCGTTGTTGATCAGTGCCGAGGCACACATACAAGACATCGCCGGGCCTTGTGGGACCCCAGCTACTTCTACGATGGTAACGTTTGGAAGTAGATTTAGAATTTCTTTCGGATTAAGTTGTTCGTTGTTAATGACGAAAATGAAGTTGAAGTTGGGGTTGGTCAGGTTGGCTACCACCGCTTCAATCATTGTCTTTCCTCCTAGTGGAAGTAAGAGCTTTGGTAGAGTGTAACCTGCATCGGTGAATCGTCGTCCAACGCCCGCCATTGGAATAAGGACATTAACTTTACTTTTAGTTGTAACATTCATTTGGTGTAACCTTTGTTTATAGTTTATTTATTCATACCAGTAGCATTCGTGTCTATGATACTGTGAAACGTCTAAACCATGTTTTAACCAATGAATACGTATTCCCGTATCCATCAAATCTCTCATAAAAAAATCTACATGACGCTTTACATCGGTGAAACTGTTTATAGGCTCGTTTTTAACTGCCGAAAAATGATTCATCAAGTTTCGTTCTGCAAAATATTCATTGGTTTCAAAAACATTCCAGAACTTTACCATATCATCAATTGGACCATAGTTGAGATAATCTACCAAATATCCGTGATAATGCCACGCCAAAAACGATAGCCGAGGTTTTTTGCTAAGAATATCCATGAATTTAGGAACGTCGGATACAATCATATCTGATCGTATTTTTAATGCGTGGGTTGCACCCCTTTCTTTAGCCATTAACAACCCCTCAACTGTCGTTCGTGTTTGGCAGTTAAGATTACCCGTGCCAGGGTTGAAATCAAGCTGAAGAGATGAAACGGGAAAATGTTCCCGTATTGCGTTTAGTTTTATCGTATCATTATCAAGAGTACTTACAATTACATTGGGATATGTATCATAACAATTTATGATTT